GCTAAGGATATGCTACTGGTTACCATTGCCTCGCGGCGTTCTGGTCCGGTAGCTCGTGCGCCTGCGCGTAGCCGTTTAGCCCCCGATAAGGGCCCCTCACCTAAATCCGCCTGCGGTGGTGAGGTTAAGCGATGTCATGAGTGTACTCGTTACACTCATGATGTCAAGGAGACGATCCACAACGGTATGCTGTTGCTTCGGATTCGATATGGCTTGCCATATTCTGAATTACCGGACAGCGAACCGTGTCAATTGTCACGTTTCCTTAACTTTCTTTTGCTACAGGGTAAGGAGCGGACCTCTGTAGCCTTTCCGCGCCGCCAGGGCAGGAAAGATAAATACGGCCTCTGTTCACTACAGAGGCTGGGGCGATCTGAGAGATGGGAGCTTGCTCACAGTCTCTCGTCAATTAAGCGCAACCTGCCATCGGGTTGTAGGCGCCACACTCCGTCAGTACGTTCGCAGTGGGAAGCGAACGTATTCTCTTCATCCCCTTCACCCCCATCTTCCGAGTATCTTGCACACGTCCGGCGTGTTGCTACTCGGCTCTTCCCTACCGGTTGGGATAGGAATTATGCTAGCTTCGTCGGCAAGCATGTTCCTAACCCTTCCGCTCGAAAGCCTTTGCTTTCCCGAGCCGATCACTTGTGGGCCGGCCGTAGAGAAGAGTTCCTCAGCGAGTGCCTTGAGGAAGGAGAGGTCGTTCCTCTCCTTACTGCTCGCTACAAAGAAGTCATGTCAGCGGGGAAGTGTAGACCTCTCGTCATTTTTGACGAGAGGATCGAACTTCTTGCGCCTCTTCACCGTTTGATGTACTCACATCTCGAACGGTCTACTGACTGGCTTCTTTGTGGTCCTCCGACCGAAGAAAGGATGGCATCTGTCTGTGTCAACGCCTATCAGACCTCCGTAGATCTGGTTGCGGCAACTGACGGTCTTGATCACGATGTGACCAAGACACTCCTCAATGCATTGTTCTTTACTTCTGTAAAGATACCGCGTAGCATCCGTGCGTTGGCGGAAGCTACCTTGTCACCCGTCCTTTTGGACGAGTCTGGGGTGCATAGAAGAGTCCGACATGGACAGATGATGGGTGCCTACCTCTCCTTTCCCTTACTTTGTCTTCATTCTTACTGTGCTGCCTCTTGGGCTGCTAGGTTCGATGAAGACGCCCGTTTTCTCGTGAATGGGGATGATTGCGTCATCTCTGCGGCACGAGAGGTCACCGTGCAGGACTACCCTTTGGGGTACCGACTCAACGATGATAAGACGATTCGGGCGAAGAATGTGGTCGAGGTCAACTCGACTTGCTTTCTAAGGAGTAAGGGAAGGTGGCGTGAGGTGCGCCACCTAAGGAGAGGTGGGGCGCTTACCAATTATGCTGGTATGCTTCACATGGCTTCGGCCGTGAGAAGTGTACCGCGGTGGACGGATTCTTTTGCAAGAGCCCGGATTGGTAGGCGTTGGGGGTTTCTTCCATCGCAGTTAGGTCATTTGACCTATGCTTCTTGGGCGAGAGAGAAGCAGATGATACGGCGTCGTTCCTTTACGCCGCTCCCAGAATTACCTTCGTTGGCGATTCCATCATCACTGCGTCGCATCTATGGGAGAGATGCGACACCGTTAGAAGCCGAAGCTTTGCGGTCCTATATGTGGGCTAACGGTAGATGGGGGGGTTTGAAGAGAGACGAGTGGAATCCGTCCTGCGGTTTCATTCGTCGGACATACCAGTACCGGTCTCGACCGGCACGCTCATATGCTAGCTTCGTCGGCTGGCGTATGGGGCACTTGGGACAGTGCGGAAAGTCCCCCGATTTCTTCGTCCTTCCTGAGGACGTTGAGACCGAAGAAGAAAGTTTGGGCCTCTACTTGTTGGATCTTTGGCGCCAGGCCATTGATTCGCAGGCAGTAGGGGGTGATTGATTGGTGGTTTCCCACCGTCTCTGGCCGGTAGAGCGGGTTCATCTGCGACTAGTAGTTCTGCGGTGCCTTAGGGCTGAAGCCGTGGCTAAGTAACCGCGCGGTTGTTGCTACTAGAAAGGAAAGGAAGTCCGGTATCCTTGACCGAGAGGTCTCTGATAGCCCAGAATGTAACGTATCTTAAACAGCCATCTAGGCGGGCCCTTTGGGGCTGATACGACAACGATAGTGTGTGACGGACGAGTACGACGTTCGGTGTTACCGGCAGACGCGGGGCCTTGGTTGGCAGGTCTACTGGCAGTGGAGGGTTTAGTGCCGCCGGGGCACGGACCTGGGCCGATGAAAGAGGTTTCGACCTTGACTAGTTGGCATTAGCCCACTGAGC